TTATCGAGCTAGTAGCCAAAGATGGCGAAGCTTTTGTAATTATGCACCGGAATAAAGATTTTACGGACTCATTCTCGTTGCAGATCATCGAAGCTGACATGGTCGATGAGCAAAAGAACCAAAGGTTGGACAACGGCAACGAAATACGAATGGGTGTAGAGGTTAATAAGTATAAAAAGCCAGTTGCATACCATATGTTGACCTACCACCCAGGTGACTGGGACTACTCTACTCAGATTAAGTCGCCTAAGCATATTAGGGTTGATGCTGACAAAGTTGTGCATGTTTATAAGAAACTAAGGCCCGGACAAAGCCGAGGCGAGCCCTGGATGACGCCGGCTATTTCCGCGATTAAGCAATTAGGTGCTTTTACGGAGGCTGCAATTGTTGCCGCGAGAGTTGGCGCGTCTAAAATGGGCTTCTTTACGTCACCCGGCGGCGATGGGTTCATAGCGGATGATTATGATGGTAATGTCCCGATAATGTCCGCCGAACCTGGCACGTTTGCCAGTTTACCGCAGGGCGTTTCGCTGCAAAGTTTTGACCCTCAGTACCCAAATAACGAGTTTGGCAGCTTTCACAAAGCTATTTTACGCGGCGTATCTAGTGCTTTAGGCGTGTCCTATGCAGCACTTAGTAACGACCTAGAAGGCACAAGCTATAGCAGTATCCGCCAAGGAGCTTTAGAGGAGCGTGATCAGTACAAGAATATGACCGCGTTCTTCATATCTAACTTTGTTGAGCCTGTATATAGAGCATGGCTGGCAAGTGCTATGGAGATGGAGACGTTTAACATACCCGTCAAACAGTATGATCGCTTTGCTGACACTGTCGATTTCAAGGGCAGAGGTTTTAGCTGGGTTGACCCTTTAAAGGAGATGAATGCAGCTATCGCCGGCGTTCAGAACGGAGTTATGAGCCTTTCTCACGTCGCAGCGCAGTACGGCATGGATACGGAAGAGTTATTGGCTCAGATCGCCAGAGACCGGCAGCTTGCTGAACAATTTGGTATTAAGTACGCGCTAGAGCCGTTTGGCGTGGCAAAGAAAGCAGCTGTAGAAGTCATAGAAGACGATGATTAGCTATAAGCCAACACATAGAAGCGAAAACATTGACTTGAATAATGCTGATTATGAATTAGAATCATACAAATCGGAAAACACCATAGAGGATACTCATATGGAACGCCATGTACTGAGCGTCGAAGAGACAGAAGAGACTGACGTTATCGAGTTCGCAAAGCATGAACTTGAGAGCGAGTCAGGTCAGCCAGAAGAAGAGGCTGAGGTGCAGGAAGCTAGCGAAGACCAGGAAAGAAGCAATGATCCTGAAGTTGTTCAGCGCAGTCACTTCCTGGACGCTAGAGCTATTGATGACGATAAGAGGACAGTAAAGATGTCCATCTCATCAGAAACTGCCGTTGAGCGCAGTTTTGGTAATGAGGTGCTAGAGCACAGTAAGGAGGCCATTGATTTGAGCTTCCTGGCTAGCGGAAGGGCTAACCTTTTGCTGGATCATGATCCCAAGCAGGTTGTTGGGGTTATAGAAGATGTATATCTGGATGAAGATACCCGGCGACTCCGGGCTAAGGTTCGCTTTGGACGAAGTGAACTTGCATCATCTGTATATGCGGACGTAAAAGATGGTATCAGATCGAATATCTCGGTGGGATACCAAATAGAACGTCTAGAACGCAAGGACGACAAGACTTACGTCGCTCGTAAATGGAAACCGTTAGAGGCTAGCATTGTTAGCATCCCGGCAGACATGAGTGAAATAGGGATTGGAAGATCTGCACAGGTTTCAACAGAGATTGCCGAAAGCGTGACAGTGGAAAGCAGCGAAGAAGAGACCGCCACAACTGAAACTCGAAAAATAGAGGTAATAACTATGGAAGACGTTAAAATTGACGTTAAAGCAGTTGCAGCGGAGGCCCGACAGGCTGCTCAGAAGAACGCTGCACAAATCGTTGAGCTCGGCGCTCGACACAACAAATCTGATTTGGCTCGCGAAGCAATCGCATCAGGAGCTTCTATTGAAGACTTCCGAGGCGCGCTTTTAGACAAAATCGGTTCAACTCAGGCTCTTGAGTCTAACGACATTGGGTTAAGCAAGAAGGAAGCGAAGCGATTCTCTATCCTGCGCGCTGTACGTGCATTGGCTAACCCGCATGATCGTCGGTCACAAGAAGAAGCTGCATTTGAGTTCGAGTGCTCTCGAGCCGCATCAGAGCAGTATGGTCGTGAAGCCGAAGGCATCATGTTACCTACTGACGTTCTGCGGAACTGGAAGCGTGACATGAACTCAGCTGACGATGCTGACTTGTTTGGTGAAGACTACCGTGGTGGTGACTTCATTGACGTACTCCGAAACGCTAGCTCAGTAATGAGTGCTGGTGCTCGAGTCCTCAATGGATTGTCTGGCGACGTTCGCATTCCCAAGAAGTTGACCTCAGCTGCTGCTGGCTGGATTGGAACTGAAGGTGCTGCTGCTGCCGAGTCAGAAATGACCGTTGGCAACATCCAAATGGTTCCACGCACACTTGGCGCATTTACGGATGCAACACGCCAATTAATGGTTCAGAGCTCAATGGATGTTGAGAACTTGATCCGTGACGACCTTGCACAAGCCATCGCTTTGGCGATTGACTTGTCTGCATTGGAAGGCTCTGGTTCATCAGGTCAGCCCACGGGTATCTTGAACACTAGTGGTGTTAACCAAGTAGCTAACTTTTCAGCTGCTACACCAAGCTACCCAGAAGTAGTAACTTTGGAAACTGCTGTGGCAGAAGACAATGCTCTCTCTGGTAACCTTGCTTACATCCTGCCTGCAGGCATGTACGGCGCGTTGAAGACCACTCCAAAGGCAGCTAACACTGCTCAGTTTGTTGCTGAACCTGGCGGCACGATCAACGGCTACCGTTCCATCGTATCTAATCAAGCTACTGCTGGTAACCTGTATTTCGGTAACTTCAGTGACTGCTTGGTTGGCTTCTTTGGTGGAGTCGATATCAAGGTCGATCCGTACAGCTTGTCAACTTCAGGCGGTGTAAGAATCGTAGCGTTAGCGATGATGGATATTGCAATCCGTCACGCTGTTAGTTTCGCATACGGTAATGACGGCGCTTAATAGTGACGCTTAATACAAGCAAATGGAAAGGGGCCCAATCGGGCCCCGATCCTCTTGGAGCTAAGATGAAGAAGTACGAAGTAATCAAAGGCTGTGTAATTAAAGGCAATGGTCACCAAACTGGAGACATTGTTGAATTGGAAGACTATGAGGTCAATCAGCTTATAGCGATTGGTCGCATTGCAGAGGTTAAGCAAGAGCCTAAGAAGGCGCAAAATCGTAGCGTTGGTTTGTCAGGCGACAAGCCCACCAAAAGAAAGGCGAAAGAAGAAACGCCTGTAGAACCTGTAGAGCCAGTAGAGCCGGTAGAGCAAAAAGAGGCTGAATAATGGCTGTAGAAACGGATGTCGAACGAGCGATTATGCTCGCTGACTTTGGTGAGTCAGTAACATACACACCGTCTGGTGGATCGGCATCTACTATTACCGGGATATTCGACAAGGAATACCAGGCAGTAGATACAGGCGGTGAGGTGGCGTTTGCAGTAGAGCAGCCTCGTTTGGCGGTTAAAACGTCTGACGTGGCTAACGCTGCAGAGGGGGACTCTGTCGTTATAAGCGGAGTTAATTACATTGTAAGAGTCGTCATGAATGACGGCACAGGGCTGACAGACTTGGCCTTAGAGAAACAATAATGGCTCATGCAAGAAAGACTATAAGAGACAGGATAGTAACTGATCTAACGGGCCTGGCTACCACAGGTTCTAGAGTTTACAGATCAAGAGTTTATCCCCTGGCTGAAGCTAAGTTGCCCGGGCTTGCTGTTTACACTTTAAGTGAGCAGATTGATTACGCGACAATCGGCGCCTCTAGACTTCAGCAAAGAGTCTTGTCGGTGGTGGTAGAGATTTATGTCAAGGGAACGTCTAATTACGACGATCAGCTTGATCAGATATCGTTAGAGATCGAGGACGCTTTGTACGCAGACTTGACCTTAAACGGTCACGCCAAGGACCTGCAGATAACCAGGTTTGAAGCGGATTTTGCTGGCGAAGGGGATCAACCCTTGGCTTTCGCAAGAATGGCTGTGGATGTTATCTATCACACTAGTGAAAATGACCCGGAAACAACGCTATAATACTGGTGTTTTTAGGTTAAAATGGTTTTTATTTTAGGAGCTCGAAATGGCTACACATGCTGGACACACAGGCAGTATAAAAGCTGTCACATCAACAGACGGAGCGGGTACTCCCCTAGCTGTTGCTGAGGTAAAAGATTGGTCTTTGGAAACCACTGCAAACCTAGCAGACGATACTGTTTTGGGTAATGCTTGGACTTCACAGAAGCTGACGACTAAAAGCTGGTCAACTACTTTGAATTGCATCTGGGACAACGAAGACGCAGCTCAAGACGATTTCGTAGAAGGCGGCACAGTTCAGGTTGAGCTTTATCCTTACGGAATTACAACCGCAAGCGTTTACTGGAAAGGTTTGGCTATAGTCGCATCTGTGAGCAAGAGTGCTGCGGCTGACGGTTTAGTAGAAGCCAGCTTTAACCTTACTGGTATTGGCGCGCTAACACCTGACGCTGTAGCATAATGGGCTCTCTAATTGACGCGGCGGTTGCTCATTTTAGCAATCAGGAAGTGCGATCAATGGAGGTCCCAGATTGGGACGTCACAATATTCGCTAAGAATTTGTCTTTGTCAGATAAGGCCAAGTGGCTTGCTAGATCTAAAGACGATACCACGGATTACATGGTTTATGCTGTGATCTATGGTGCCGTCGATGAGAAAGGCGAGCCCTTGTTCGATATCAGCGACAAGCCAAAGCTTCGTAATAATGTTGACCCAGATGTTCTATCAGCTGTCGCAAACTTTGTGCTAAAGCTAGCAGCGGATAGCGAAGAGGAACGCGAAAAAAACTCCTAGATGGTCAAGGAGAGGTCACCGACCTGTACATGATGTACGAACTGGCAGACCACCTTGGCCAACCGTTAGACGTAGTATTGCGAATGACGGTGTCGGAGTTTCAAACTTGGTTTACGTTCCTTAAACTAAAGGCAGACAAGTTAAAGGAAGCTACCAAAAATGTCAGGTAACGTAAACGTCTTTACAGCTACAGCGACGGACAATACAGGTTCGGCGTTTAAAAGCGTCCAAAACAACATTAAGAAAACCAATCGAGATAGCCAAAAGCTAAACGGATCTCTGCGTATAATGCGTGGCGGATTCGGTCAGCTTGGTCATCAAATTCAAGATATTTCAGTCCAGCTTCAGATGGGCCAGAATCCGCTCATGGTCCTAACTCAGCAGGGATCTCAGATAGCATCTATATTCGGAGGTCAAGGCGCAGTTATAGGCGCCTTTGTTGCTGTTGCGGGCGCATTAGCTAGCGTCTTGATTCCCAAGCTTTTTGAAAGCGCCGGTAAAACAGGGGAGCTGCATGATAAGGTAAAGAGTCTATCTAGCCTGATGAAAAAAGACGCTAAGACTGGTGCCATTGAGTATGCTGGCGCTCTTGCTTCGGTTGCGGCGGTTTCTAGAGAAGCTTCTGAGCACTTGCGTCTTACAGCAATAGAAGTAGCAAAGGGTCGATTGACTGAGCTGCAGGGCGAATTATCAAGCACTGTAAACAGTTTCGATGATGTCGCTATAGCGGGGTTTGGATACAACGCGTCTGTAACTGAGGCTCACGAACTTCTTGGCCTACAAAAAGACGATTACGACAAGCTAAATAAAAGCCTGAATATTTTAGATATGACCACTCATAGCGGTAGAGAAGCTTTGATGGGTCTTTTAAACGAACTGCGATCGTCTCAAGCAGCGACGGGGCCCGTTGATGAGGATTTCAAAGGTCTAGTTGACAGGTTCTTTGCCGCCCATACAGAAATGAGCACTCTTCAAAATAACCTCAAAGATTTTAGCCGGGTAGGAGCCCCAGAATTAGTAACAGCTACTAATGAAATTGCTTCTGGATTCGACCGCTTTATCGAGAGCCTTAGAAAATCCGTGCAAAAGTCAGAAGGATTATCGCCTGCACAAATGCTTGGCATACAGCTGCAAAACATGGAGGGGCTCACTCAAGCGGAAAAAGATTTAGCAGCTGCCTTGATTCGCAGATTGCGCGCTCAAGAGATGGCGAGTCAAAGATCGAAGGACGCGGCTCAAACTGACAGTGAGGCAGAAAAGGCCAGAAGGCAAAGAGAGCGTGAGCTGCGTACTGGCGTTTCGGCTGAAATAAAGGACAATAAAACGGGAGATGCAGAGAGGCTCAAAACCGAGAAGACGTTAGAAGGAATGAGGACAGGGTTCTTGTCAGAACTCGAACTTATATCTCAGCAAGAGAATCAAAGGCTAACTTTTGTCACAGGATTAGACGATTCATTCTTCGATGCCACGCGTACCCGAGAAGACATGATCACTTCGATTGAGCGAGATTCTGCGCTACAGAGGATGAGAATCGCTGAAGAAGAGCAGGAAAAGAAACAGAAGATAGCGGAAGCTGGTCAGCAAGTCGTTTTGCAAGGGTTGCAAATGATGGCTAGCAGCTTCGCTGAAGGCACAGTTGCTCAGAAGACTGCTTTCTTGGCCTACAAGTCTTTCGCTGCAGCAGAAGCTGTTATTAGCGCCGAATTGGCTGCTGCAAAAATGCTTGCTATGGGTGTTGGAATATTCGGTCTCGGCGCCATACCGGCTTCAAACCTAGTCCGAGGCATGGGCTATGCCAGTGCTGCAATCATTATGGCTCAAGCAGTTGCTTCGTTTGAAGGAGGTGGTTTTACCGGCCGCGGCGCTAGATCGGGAGGCATGGACGGAAAAGGCGGTTTTATGGCGATGCTACATCCCAATGAAAAAATCACTGACATGCATAACGGTGGCGGCTCCGGGATTACAATCATAAACAATGTAGACGCTACCGGGGCAGGCCCAGAAGTAGACCAGAAGATCCGCACGGCTATGGAGAAAACGAGCAGAACAACCATACAAACGGTCAGGGACCTGGCTGGTAGAGGAAGGTTAGTATGACCCAGTTTATATTCCCCGACATAAGTCCGACATCTAGCACTTGGGAGTTAGTCACCAACACCAGGGTGTTCCGGTCTCCTTTGACTAATGCTGTGCAGACAGCGTCCCGTAAGGGCTCTCTCTGGAAGTGTACGATGCAGTACAACAATGTATCGGGCGTTACAAAGGCGACTCTGCAAGCGTTTCTGAGCCGTCTCAACGGACAAGAGCATAGGATGTTGTTGAGAGACTTTGCTTACTCTAGACGAGGCGCAGGAGCTGATTCTACTTTAGTCGCTGCAGCAAGTCAGTCAGGCACAGAAGTGTCATTGACAGGAGGCCCTGGCAGCGCACAAGGTTATATGAAATCAGGTGACTATCTCAGGATCGGCAATGAGCTTCATATGGTTGTCAGCGACTGGGATGCTGGATCTTTGACAGAGACAGATAGCTACAACACTGACTCCAGCGGCAATGTAACGGTAAATATAGCGCCACCGCTTAGGAATACGACAGCTGCGAGCGCACCGTTCACAAACGCTGATGTTGTACCGCCGGTTTTAGGTGTATTCATTCTGGGAAACAACCCGTCATGGAGCAATGATGTCGGAGGTATTAGTAGCATCACTATAGAAGCTATGGAGGACGTTTTAGCATGAGTAGAGGGTTCTCACCAGCCGTAGCAGATGCGCTTGCTGCAGGGCACGTAAGGCTTCTGTCATTCGCCAAGCTAGAGTTTTCTAGTCAGACGTTATATGTGCATAACGGAATTGGAGAATATACTTTCGATGGGCAGACCTGGCAGGGTCTAGGTGACCTGGCGACAATATCTGCAGTAGAGGAAGGTACAGACGTTTCTCCTTATTCTATAACTCTGACTTTGTCCTTGCTTGACGCTACGCTTGCAGAGCAGGCGCTAGAAGAAAACTACTACATGCGCCCGGTGACAATATATCTCGGAGTGTTAACTGAGGACGATGAATTCGTTCAGGAGCCAAATCCAGCAAATACGCAGAATCCTGTGGCGTTATGGGCTGGTCATATGGACCAGATGGCTGTAAGCGTTGGGTCAGACCAGGGCGACATGATAACCATGACTTGCGAGTCGCAACTGTCCTTACTGCAAAGAAGCCGAAATCTAATGTTCACTAATACCTGGCAGCAATCCAGATACAACGGAGATAAGTTCTTTAACCTTCTGGCGTTTGTAGAAGGGGTGAAGGTCAACTGGAAAGGGAAGGGCAGCACAATAACGTCGGGCGATATAGACCTTTCCCAGCCGAGGGGCCCAGGAAACTATAGGCATTAATATGGCTTCGAAATTAGACGTATTAAGAGCTGCCAACAAGTGGAAGAAAAGACGGTTTGACTACGGCGATGCTGATTGCTGCCAGTGGGCAGGATTTGTGGTAAAAGAATTAACCGGCGTAGATTATTTAGAGTCTTTTAACTATCAAGACGAGGCTGCAGCCTATAAAATAATAGAAGGCAATGGGAGCCTGAAACATACGGTGTCGAGTGTTTTAGGGCCTCCAAGCAAGACGTTAAGCGACGGAGATCCATGCCTAGTAACAATGTCTACGGGTGATTTGATGGGCATAAAGCTTGGTGACAAGATACTGTGCCTTTGTAAGAACGGTATCATCCAAATAGACAAAGAAAACCTAATATGCGGATGGAATAAATGCCGAATGCAATAATTACAGCAATAATGTTCGTGGGCAATCTGGTTATGACTGCCCTGCCAATTATAGAAGTAGTTTTTGGCATTAGCGGAACGACATTTTTCGTCACCGGCGCGCTAGCGATAACTGCTGGCGTGGTTGGTATGTCAAAGCTTATGGAAATGTCACTTCCTAGGCCAGACTCGAATTATGCTAGGCAAAAAACCGTAAGATCGACAACCGCTCCAGTTAAGCGGGTTTACGGTGAGTCGTTGATATCAGGCCCTGTAGCGTTTATGGGAGTTGGCGGTACGGGAAACCAGGACTTATGGCATGTAATTGCTTTGACGGGTGATAAGTCAGAAGCAATCACAGACATATACTTAGACAACATAATCATCCCTAACGCTGATATAAACAGCGGAAACTCGGCTGGCGGCATTGTTAACGGCACTAGCACTATCTTTAAGCCGATAGCCTCAACGACTTTGGTCACTGTCTACAAGTACACTGGGGGTCAAACAGCGGCTAGCATGCCTGTGACCAGTGAGTTCTTCAAATGGACTAGCGATCATGAAGGTCAAGGTCTTACCTACATTGCCACTAAGTTCTCATTCCCTGATAACGAAAAGATCGCAGAGATCTGGAACAAGTATAACCCGCAGGACATAAAAGCCCTGGTTAAGGGCATGGCCATTTACGACCCGCGCAAAGACAGCACGTCGCCTGAGTATGATTCAAGTTTGGGGGTTTCTACGCAGAGGCTGTCAGATAGCACGACCTGGCAATGGTCAGACAATCCAGCTCTGTGCTTGGCTAACTACATAGCCGACGATCAGTTTGGAATGGGTGTTCCGTCTTCTGCAATTGATTGGGCTGCTGTTCACTCTTCTGCGGATTATGCAGATGCACTTGTTTCTATCCCGGGCTCGCAGACTCAGAAGAGATTTACATGTAACGGTGTCCTGTACGGAACCGATAGTCACGCTCAGAACATAAACAAGATCCTGAGCTCGATGAATGGATCGCTTGTCTACTCTAGCGGTAAGTATGTAATGCAGGCCGGTCAGTATATAGAGCCCGAGTCAGACGCAATCCTTACTGATGACGATTTGAATGGCCCTATTAATATCACCGTGGCCAATACCAGGGATGACAGATTTAACACGATCAAGGGTACTCACTTTAACCCACAAGATCTGCACAAGAAGGTCGCATTCCCAGAAGTGCAGTTGACAGACATAGCGACCAGGGACGCAGGAGAGGTCCTCTATAAGGAAGTAGAGCTTCCTATGACCAATGACGTGTACATGTGTCAGCGGTTGACCTATCAAATGATTAACAGGTCTAACGACCAATTGTTAATCGAGTTCCCCTGCAATCTAAAAGCTCTACGTTACACAGTTGGAGACCGGGTAAAGATCACGCTTGATAAGTTTGCTGGGTCTGATCAAGACTCAATAAGCTTTAACCAAACGCCTTTTGTTATCTTGGGATTTAACTTCTCTGCAGAAGGCGCAGTCACGCTCACCATGCTAAAAGACACCCAGGCAAACTATACAGACATGCCTGCGGCAAATTACTCGACAATTGCGTCTGACGGATCTATCACAGATGGATTCTCAGGGGTTCCTGCGCCAACAAACTTGTCATCAGTAGTTATCGGTCATGACGTAAGATTGACCTGGGACAATCCGGTCCCAAATACTACCTTCAACGACATAATTGTCTATCAAAGCGCAACAAGTAATTTTAGCGAATCATCAATATTACTTCGCACCAAGAATGATGCGATTACATTCGTACTGCCTACTTCCGCACTAACTAGATATTATTGGGTAAGAGCCTCTTTGTATGACAATGAGGTTGCTGCCACGGATATCATTATCGGGCAGACCTACAGGATCCGAAGTTTAGGAACGACGAGCTGGACCACTCTGGGTGCTACGGCGCCGGTTAGCAATGGTGACACCTTCCTGGCTACCGCAAGCGGGACATCGTCATCGGGTACAGGCGTGGCGACAGATGAGTCAGCTGTTAGCGCAGTAGTCGGTCCTGAGACCGTCACTACCACGGACCAGGTTGCTGATTCTGTTGAGTGGATTGATGTCGATGACTCTAACCTCTTGAGGCCGGCTAACAACGCAACGGTCGGAGCTACACTGGGAACTGACGTATACGACGGGCAAGCCCAGGCTTATGCTGTAGGTGATCTGCTTAACTCTAACGGGTTCTTCAGGTTTACCAGGACAAGTGCAGACGATAACGTGGATGCGCCGGCGAGCGCAGCGGCATTCAACACTGCTTTTGGTAGAGCGCCGACAGACGGCGATATTGTCGTTGTCACCAACACGACTTCTAGTCCAAACAAGCAAGCCGCCTATCAATACGACGGCAGCACATTCGGCACAATATCTGGATTCTTCGCTGGCGACCTGATTATAGATGACACGATAACTGCGGCTGCTCTCAGCGTTGATGAGCTTGGAGCTATCACGGCTGACCTGGGAACAATTACCGGCGGCACACTCAAAGGGGGAACGGTCCCTGATGCCGACGCAGCTCCGAGCGATACGGAGTCAGGGTCTTTCTTTGACCTTACTGGCGGGAAGTTTGTAGTAGGAAACGCAACCAATAATCTTTTGTTTGATAGTTCCGCATTAACCGTAACAGGCACCGTAAACGCATCCGCTGGAGCATTCACGGGTGACGTTAGCACTGACTCTAAGTTTATTGCTGGAAGTGGGAATGCTACAACTGTATTGGACGGCAGCTCTTCAGCGCCCTACAGGATTTTTTCAGGCGCAGCAGTTGACCAATCAGAAAACGCAAGTTTTAAGGTTCTGCCTAACGGCTCAGTGTTTGCGAGCAATATTACAGTCTACGATGCTGACGGGAATATTCTTCTAGATCAAAGCGGTTTGGGTGCAGCCGCCTTGTCAGGGATATCGCTCGCAGGCGGGAGCTTGGTAGATAAAGTTTCTGGGGTTCTATATGGCAATACTGATGAACTAATTTTAACGCTGGATGTTGCGGCGACTGTGACGGTGACGACAAAACTGCCGATATATAGCAACGCCAGTCAATACCTTTATTTCTACGGTTCTGGGGCATCAGAAGCGGCAGCGTTGTCCGACATCACAAACTCAATCTTTAATGTCATTTACAACCTCAAAACAGATGCAGGCTCATACGCAATAGCTGCAACCAAGCCAATATCTTTTACCAGCACAAGCTCAACCCCTAGTTCAACTCAAATTTATGTTGAGGCCAATTATATTGGCGGAGGTATACAAGAATACAGAACAGTTCTGATGAACGCTGGTGGCGCTTTAGAGTATATCGCAAACTCTCTGGGAACCGGAGCGACTGCGTATGTGCTCACAAGTCATACTTTCACCAACCTAGCCGCTGGTGTTCACAAAATAAAATTGTCTTCAACTGTCACTGGGACGGGATCTCCTACTGCATTTGGTCAAGACTCGTCAGCTAGGCTTTACGAGGTTACGTCAGCAAGCGTTAATTTCGTTGAGAACCAGATGAACTCTTTTGCCAATGGCTCTAATTTCAACACCAACAATATAGTTCTAACTGGTACAGGCGGAACTCGCTCAATATCTTGGAGGGATACAGATACCTCAATTGACGCATGGCGAATAGAAGCAGGTGTTGATACTGACGAGGCAGCTTCTACTACCATGAATTTCAGAGTAGACGATGGGGCTACAACGCCCGTTTCGTTTGTTGACAACGGAAACATTCTTATTACAGGTGATTTCTACACTGGCTCAGGGGCAGTTACGGCAGCAACTGCAAACATTAGCGGAGACATCAACCTAAAAGCAGCGAATAGCGATGTAGGTATCAATTGGGTTGACTCTGACGACTCGGTAAGAGCGTGGAGCATGTACGCTAATCCAAATCAGCCGTCAACTTTGTATATAGAATACAACCCAGATGGCGCTGGCACTTCAGCTGGATGGGCTTTTGTTAATAACGGAAATTTCCTCGCCGCTGGATCTATATACGCTGACGGAGCAGCCTCCAATTCTACGCAGTGGAAAACTGGATACGACTATTCGCAGATAGGTCACTTGCCTTTGACTGGCGGGACTATCAGCCAGAACCTAACTATTACCGGCGACCTAACGGTGAGCGGGACAACAACAACCGTCAATACTGACAACCTCACGGTCAAAGACAACAACATAACCCTGAACTATTCCACGGGTGATTCATCCAGCACCGCGAATGATAGTGGAATCACTATCCAAGACGCAGTTAATTCTACGACTGATGCTTCTATCCTATGGAAGACTGCCACAGATCGCTTTGAGTTTAGTCATGCAATTTATGCTCCAGCAGCAACATTCACTGGAAATGTAGAAACCAAAATAATAGATCAGTATCAGGAGTTTGCAGCAGGAAACGGCGATCACGAAGTCCAATATTTCTCAAAGGTTCTCGCCACTTACAGTGAAAATAATGCTAGCCAAACTTACATAATCCTAACAACTACGGTCCCGCAATCTTCTTTTGCGATGGGTGGATTTCAATTGACGTTTTGGGACAAGTACCCTACTTCAACAAGTGGGGATGTAATTGACATTTATGGTTATTGGAATCCAGAAAACAATGGTGGGTTCACTGGCTTCCGCTATAACTCAAAAAACCCTAATTTTGAGCCAACAATTCAAGTCGGTGCTAACTCTAGCGGTTACACTGTTTTTATTTTAAGCAACTTTGGGACATCTTCGTATGCTCAGTTAGTAGCGAAAGATTTTTGGTCTGGATATAGCTCAACAGGAGCTGCACGATCATGGGGCCAAGGCTGGTCATTCAGTACAAGTAATACTATATCCGCATATACTAATCTTGATACGCTGGGTCGCAACGGTGTTACTTCTGCTCAGATTACGAACCTAAGCACCGCTTATAATTACTCACAAGTGGGTCACTTGCCTTTAGCTGGCGGTACGCTGACAGGAGCGTTATCAGGTACTTCGGGGACTTTCACAGGTGCTATATCTGGAGCCAGCTTTGAACTAAGTGGCATCTCGGTTATTGATTCTAATCAAAATATCAACGCAGCAAGCATATCCACTGACGCAATAACAAGCGCGGGTGATATAACACTAACCAGCACTACCACTTCATCGCCATCAATAAACTTCAACAGCAGCACTGCCACCGACCCTTCTATTGATATGGCGGTCAAACTTGTTGGCGAAGAACTGCATTTTTACGAACCAGAAGATAATAACAAGGTGCATTTTAAGATCTACGACGATACTGGTGTAGACGCGCCGTTTGGTTATTGGGTGAACGGCACCAGAATGGCCGATGCAAGCCGCAATCTGACCGTTGGCACTATTTCTAGCGGAATAATTACTGCTACAGATGGCACCTCTACCAACTGGAACACAGCTTACACTTATTCACAGGTGGGTCATCTTCCGCTGGGTGGAGGTACAGTCAGCGCCCAGACCTTTTTCCTTGAAGATGTAGCGTGGAAGGTCGGCGGGTCAGACGCAGCGCATCAAAGAGCAGATGCAAGAGATGACGCAACAAGTTTTGCTCGGCTGCATTGGTATGGCGTAGCTGACAATTCAGCAACATCCAACTTCCGACATGCTTGGTATGACGGAGCAGCTTATATAAATGTTACAGCGGCATCAGGGACAGTCACGTTTGGCGGTAATATAGCGGCAACGAACGTGTCCGTTGCAGACGATCTAAAGTTTACCGGCACTGATAATTATATTTGGTCGCCTAATACGACAAGCGGTTTTGTTGGATTTTATGACCCCAACAACAATCGTGTCGCGGCAAAATATCAAAACGACACTGGCGGCTGGGGGCTTTTAGGGGAACCGGCTTCTGGTTATGCGCTTAAAGTGCATGGCGCAATCTCATCAGGCTCTATTTTAAGCGGGGCTATAAATTCAATTTCGGCTATTGGTGCGGCGGATGACGTTCGGACTGGCTTAATACACTATGATAGCACCGCAATGGCGGCAGGAGTCGGTGGTCAATTAGTACTTGGTTATAAGTACCTTTCAACTGGAGAGTACACCGCAGGGGCTATCCTTAAAACATACAAGGAAAACGCCACTTCCAATCATTACGGCAGCGGCTTGAAGTTTCAGGTTCGCAATACCGGATCCAATCTTTCTACAAAAATGACGCTTAACCCGTCAGGCAATTTGTCTGTTACTGGAGAGGTGAATTTCGGAAGCTCTAGGTTTTATAGCTCAATAAGCGCGAACACCGGCGGCGGGAATTATGAGTTTTTTATCCAGCCTGACGCAAATAATACTCACCAGTGGAGGATTATTTCAGGCGGCACGGGAACCGCATACGGCACAGGGGTTGGTGGTTTAGGCTTTCTTTATCAAGCGTCAGGAGTTAATAACGCTGATTACAACTTTGTTCTAAATTCTGATGGAACAAGCACCTTCAACTATGACGCTTACGCTAACAAGCATTTGCACGTTGGTAAGTCGGGCGGCTGGTTGCAGCTCTATGATGATGGAGGCGTTGGAAATACGGTTAGCAAAGGCAACCTGTATTTTGACGCTACAACGAAAGAGTTTCGGTTTTATTCGGCAGTCTTATCAACTGGGGCCGCAGAAAGCACAGCTACGCTAAAAAGGTATAACGGATCGGCTTACGAAAGCATCTATGACACTGGGTCAGGGGTGCCTTGGGCAGATATAAATGCAGGCGTTAGAACAAACTTCACCATAGGGTTTAAACCAGCCACAAGCAACTACGCCGGTTTACTTTTTCAAGATGAAGATGCTGGCAATGCTGGCTATCTATTGGTAAGAGCGAACTCAGACGTAGCGCCAGTTTATAAAGCAAATGGGATTCACCTAATAGCTGACGCGGGATATTTATCTTTAGTATCAAGGACAACAACCAACACGGGCGTGAGGATTTTATCTGGCGCTGTTCCCGCCGAGCGTATGGTTTTTAAGTCTGATGGTGAAATTGACCAGCCAAATGCTATTTGGGAAAGAACTTATCATCAAGAGCACGCCTATGCTTCGGGGCACGCTGCGAATACTGTCCACACGCACTGGGGAGTGCTTGCGGCTGGTTCGCATAGCGGCGTGCCATCTACATATACAATTATCCAAACCAACGTTTCGCAAGATGCGTACAGAATGGGCGGGTTTACTCTGTTAGTGATGGATGCGTATGGGGATTCAACACAACGTGAAAGAATAGACCTTGCTGGATATTGGAACCCAGAATCAAACGGTGGTTTTATAGGTTGGGGGTATACAACTACCAACCCATCAGAACGCCCAACCATCCAAGTTATGAGAAACAGCTCAACAGGTAAGGTTGCGTTTGCATACTCGCACACCAGTGGGGGAAGCACTGGTTCGTATCCGGTTATAGTTGCCTGTGATCTGTGGCTAGGATGGTCAAACGCAATTCAAGACGACGGTCGGGACTGGTCTATGATTGGGGCGGGTAATCTTACCGGCTACACCAACATTGATACAGTCAACTACGCTGGCGGCAACGGCAACTATCAAAAGTCTGACGGTCAGTTTGTTATTTCTAAAGCAGCCGGTACTATGTTGTCACATGGGTCGTTTATCGATGCTATAGGGTACAGCGCGAATTATGGCACATACATTGGCGCTAACAATCGTTATGTGTATTCAGGTATAGGCACACACCCAGTTTTTGCTATTGGGACCGCAGCCAACAACATCCTCCACAACGGTGGACAAATAGCCAACACTTACAACGGCGATCACACGTTTACGACTACAACCAGTAGTGCGGGAATTAAAGTCACCAACAATCAAAGCGGTGGTCCAGCGTTAAAGATTCATAATACTGCTACAGGTGGCACAGATTGGTGGCTGATATCAAACGGTGCTTCAAACGAGGCCGGTGCTGGTAAACTGCAATTGTGGTCAAACAACAACGGCTTCACGACCGCCACGTTTGGTGAAACGTCTACTGACATAACTAAAATTAACACGCAGACGCAAGTCCAAACGACAGCAATACCTCCAAATTTCACCACAACAACTTCAGGGCCTGCAACACCCGCTTTACTTGCAAACTCCAACGGCTTTGGCGCTCATGCGCTAGTAGTTAATCAAACGCAATCAAGTCATTGGGCGCAGATAATTTCTACGCAAGGCTACGGGCTGTACATTGACAACCACGCTTCCAGTACTAGTAACGACCTTTTTAGAGCAGTAGTAGGAGGCACTACTCAATTTTATATCAGAGGCGATGGAACAGTATTTTCAAAGCAAGCGGTCTACATCGGCGATAGCACAGTTTATGGAGTCCTAAAACTAAATGCTGGTGGTGGTAATGGCGGGACGATTGACGCTTACGCACCAAACGGTTCTTACGTTCATTCGGACGTTAGAGACAATGGTACTTGGTCAATGGCGCACAAGTACACTTACAAGGACGGGGCTTATGGCACTTACACCGAAAACTGGTGGGATGGAAGCAGCTATCATCAACTTGGATCTATCAATAACGCTATACGCACGAACGGTGATTTCGTGGCAAGCGGAAATATCACGGCCTATGGAAGCTACTCAGATCGGCGCTTGAAAGAGAACGTCCGACCGTTTGAAAATGCGCGTGACCTAATTAAAGACATCAACGTCCACCGCTTTAACTACATTGGAAAAGATGACGACCTCATTGGTGTAATAGCCCAAGAAGTGGAAGAAACCTTGCCTCAGCTTGTCTATGAGCTGATAGACACTGACTCCGAAGAAGTGCGTAAAGCGGTGCGCTATGACCACTTGTCAGCAGTTTTGCTCAAAGCAGTGAAAGAGCAGGACGAAGAAATTAAAGAGCTACAGGAAATGGTTAGAAAACTTATGGAGAAAATACAATGATCAACTATGAATTCACAATAACGCAATTAATTGTAGAGCAGCTACTCGATTACCCTAATACGGTTTGCAACGTCAGTTATGCGTACAAAGGTACTGAAGATGACGGAAGGGTTTATACCTATTTAGGGTCAGAGCGGTTAGTGACCGAGATAGTAGAGCCTTTTATTAGCTTTGATGATTTAACGCAGGATGAGGTAATCGCTTGGCTTAACGATTTATGGTCTGAAAGTTTTTGGGAGCAGATGCGAACCCAGATTGCAAATAACCTAACCGCACCTGTTACATCTGTAGCGCCGTTGCCTTGGGTACCGACTCCTGAACCGCAACCTACCGGCGATGCGCCATGACTGATTACACGGTTGAGGATGAATTGCTGAAGTTTTCCCATGAGTTTAGCAATGGGCAAGCTGGATTCTTTCACCTAGCCGTTGATCCTAATCTCACTCCTGAGCAGCAGATAGAGTCTTTCGTTGCTCAAGAACAAGCGTTCATAGCTCAGGTGGAAGAATGGCAGTCACAATAAGCCAATTTACAATATCAACCACTGATATTTTTGGATTTTCTCCCCCTGCTCTTGCGGGATTTAATGACGTACTTGGAACGTCAAGTATTAACCAGAGCGAAAAATACTTAGTTGCATTCGGCGGCAATGGTGTACGAGGGTTGTATTGGTTTGCTAACCAAAGCCTAATCTACTTTGAAGTGTATGGGCTTCATGAAAACGTTGGTTGGGACTACATTACAATTAATGGTGTAAATTATAATAGATCGTCCGGTACTTTTAGCCGGTTTACAGTATCTGACAATTCTAGCTTTAATTACCCAACCGGAGGAGGCGAGGAAGGGGGTCCGTTTACCAGATGGACTTGGACTGCGTCATCCTTCCCATTCGCATCGTATGCTGCTGGTTCAACTCAAGCGATGTATGTAAGGCATAGCGGATCTATGCCAGCGTCAGGGCCGCTAAGTTTAAACACGATACACACGGTCGCAGGAGGCAGCTCTGGGACTTCCGTGGGTTTAAACGACTCAGACGTTCGCGCCTTGAATTGGTACAACACTGTAGCAGGAAGCCCTATTGCTAGTGGCGGCAAAAATGAAATGAAGGAGTATTATTACCCTTGCAACGTAGGCGAGAATCAAGGCTATACGCGCAGAAGGTTGCCTAGCACTACTAGCAACAGCCTTAGTTATAAATTAGCAAGTGCAGATGCCGATATAGATAACGCAAGCACCAACCCAGCAGCCACAATTGCCAAATGCGGAATGACTGTAGAGTTTGACGGAACTAACACAAGGCTTAGGTATCATCTCTTATCTACCGGAAACTATATCGGAAGCGGCGCTACAATCACTCTTACTAATCAATATTGGAACGCAGAAGCATCAGGAACCGGCAGTCCCCAAACTTACAGCGCAGTCACAAATGACGCCATTACATTTGAGGGCGCTCAAGTTATACAAGCAGCTCTTTTGACATCACAGCACAATGAGTCACTAGCAACGGGTCAGCAGAATCCCGCTAGTACTGCCGCAATAGGTCAGTCTGTGTACAACACTTCGGGCTTTGGCGAGACATTGATGTCAAGCAATAGTATAACGTCATTCGTTACTACAGCGGCAAATACGGCTTATGGCAGAAGTTTTCAAATATCAACAACACAGGGCCGTTTTAATTCTGGCGATAAAGTGTCAACTGTTGACATAAGATTTAGGTGGGCTTTAAGACTTTTAGGATACAGCCCAGCAGATCGCACTTATATTGAGAAAGATACCACTCTAAACTTTATGATTAGCCTGAGAGCTAGGACGTATAAACGTATTTAAGTGCTGATCTGTTAAACCAGTGGAAGATGTGCTAATAACGAGATAAAATCGTAAAACCACAAACTAGGAGGGGACTATGAGCGAACAGAAGCGAGAGATGAGTGCTGACGAATACGTAACAATGGCTAAGATTGATTCATTAGCCAAGCAAAACGCTGGTCAGGCTCTCAGAATAGCCGATTTAGAGGCACAACTTAGCTTGATTCAAGCACAACAGCAGCAGCAACAGCAGCAGTCAGCAGAAGCGCCGATTCAAGGCGAAGAACCTGTCTTTGAAGCGGTTGACGAAGCGCACTAGGTGACAATATGCAAGAAGAGGCAAAAACAATAGTAGACGGATTAGCTGTTACTGGAACTGTTGCGACTATGGCAGGCTGGTTGCCTCCTCTTGCGTCAGCTTTAACTATTATCTGGTTGTCTATTCGGATATGGGAATCACCTACCATCCAGAACATCTTTAAACGAGATGTCTAATGGAAACTTGGGGAATCATCGTTTCAAGCTGGCCAGTCTTGGCGGGGATATTTATCCTAATTTTGACAATAGGGAAGATCTTGAACCGTCTTGATGTCTTGGAGCAGAAAATGATTGAGGCGTGGAAAGCTATTAACGAACTGATAAGGAAGTAAAGGTCTTATGCTTGATAAGCTTATAGGTCCTATCACTGGACTTTTAGATAAGTTCATTGAGGACAAGGATCAGAAAAGTGCTTTGGCGCATGAAATTGCTACCATGTCGCAGAAATACGCGCAAGAAATTGCCCAAGGTCAGATGGCTATCAATCAGGTCGAAGCGGCCCACAAGTCGCTGTTCGTGTCCGGCTGGCGACCGGCTACCGGATGGTGCTGCGTTTTTGCAATGGCTGGTAACTTTATGGTCATTCCATTTTCCAACTTTGTTCTGGCGTTGTTAGATCAAAACGTCACAATACCTCTAGTGCCTCTGGATACTATGATGCCTGTACTAATGGGTATGCTTGGGCTGGGTGCAATGAGAAGCTACGAGAAAAAGAATTCGGTTCATAGAGATAAATAATGTTTAAGTATTTTACAATGGAAGAATTCGCATGTCAGGAGACTGGCGAGTGTTTTATGAAAGAGGAGTTTATTCATGCCTTGGATGCACTACGTCACGAATGCGGTTTTCCGTTTAAGATCACTAGCGGTTACCGCAGTAAAACTCATAGTCTCGAAGTTAAGAAGCCTGGTGGCCCAGGAAAGCACACTGCAGGCATTGCAGCTGATATTGCTGTTAGCAATGGGGCTCATCGGTTCATTATTGTTGCTAACGCTATTAAGCTAGGCTTTTCAGGGGTGGGCATTGCGCGTTCGTTCGTACACTGCGATATCCGTGATACCACTTCAGTCATATGGACCTACCAATAAAAAGGGCCCCGTAGGGCCCCGAAAGGATGTGGCCATGACACCACATGGCGATTATAAACACATTTAGTGTACACATGTAAACAGCCTATGCTACCATGTGGTTTCCAAAGGAGGAGACTAACATGGAAACATCAGAGCAAATCAACGAGCTAGCCCCTGCATTAAGCAAGCTGCAAAGTTCAATCAGTAATCCCGTCAAAGATGCTAAGGCTCATCACAGTCGATACGCATCGTTCCCATCCGTCTTAAATACGATTCGGCCGCACCTGGCTGAGAACGGTTTGTCTATTGTGCAAACCTCTCGCAAGGACGAGTTGTATGGGTCAATGCATGTCATCGTGACAACCAGGCTTCTGCATAGTTCTGGCCAGTGGATACAGGAAGACATTTCTTCTGCGATCAACATGAAGGCGCAGAACAGTATCCAGGATATGGGCTCGCTCATTTCTTATCTGAAGAGGTACGCCATCCAGGGTCTGGTGCTGATAGCTGGTGATGACGATGACGACGGTGAGGCAGCTGCTAGAACTCAGCCTGTTGAGCGGGACGAGAAATTTAAGCCTATCATCTTCATGCAAATGCAAGAGCTAACTAGCCTGGCAAATCAGAAAGGTGTCAACATTGACGTTATTGCTAAGGCTTATCAGTGCAGTGAGCTCAAAGATATGAGCGTGACTCAATATGATCAGGCTAAGAAGAAGCTAGAATCCAAACCGGACAAAGAATCATGATTCTTCATGATGTGCAACAAGGCACACCTGAGTGGCATGCGCTTCGCATGCGTCCAACCGCAAGCAACTTCCGTCGAGTGTTTACCTCGCAGAAGAAACGGTCAACATCGTTTGATGAATATGCGATTGAGCTGACCGAAGAGATTAAAGCTGGCAGAAAGCTCGAGACCTTTAAGTCTGAGTGGATGCAACGCGGCAATGACATGGAAGCCCAGGCTAATGCAATGTTTCAGTTGGAGACAGGGCTTTTGACGACGGCCATTGGTTTTGTTACTACTGACGACGGTCTTGTAGGTTGTTCGCCTGATGCAATTGTGCATGACGACGACAAAGGCGAGACAGCCTTGCTCGAGATCAAGTGCCCTAAGCCAACAACTCACATCAAGTATCTGCTAGCTAATAAGGTGCCGGCAGACTACATACCGCAGGTCCAGGGTCAGCTCTGGATCACGGAAAAACCATATGCTTACTTTATGTCGTTCCACCCAGATCATGAGAGCTTGATCATACGGGTAGAGCGAGATGAGGAGTATATCTCTGGTCTAGCAACAGAGTTGAATAAACTGCTAGATAAAGTAAACGCAAACCTAAAGAAACTAGGAGTAGTAAATGGAATATGATAATAGGGGAAGAGTAAGCCTGTGGAAGAACACGAAGGAAGGTGATAGGCAGCCTTACGTTGACGGCAACCTGGTGGCTCACAGAGACATCAAAGAAGGAGAGACTATTCGCATGGCTCTCTGGGTTCAGAAAGGCGCAGCGAGCAATCAGCCGGTCCTGAAAGGCCAGATATCAGATCCTATGCAGCATAACGGAGAAAACACTTCTGATCTGCAATCTAATGTTAGCGAGGAGGATATCCCGTTTTGAACTTGCATTTCGGAGAATGCCTAAAGCGCGCTCAGGATGCAGCGGGGGTCACTAACCGTGACCTCTGCGAGCATTTTGGAGTGACCAGGCAACAAATATATCGCTGGCAACAAACCAAGGACGCTAGGCTGTCCCTGGTAGAAAGGTTTAGCGAGTACTTCAATATGGCGCCGTCAGATTTTATTGCGTAAAGGAGGGGAACATGCAGGGGCAATTTTGGCTAGTCAAAGACAGAAGGGATCTTGATAAAGCGATAGATAACTTTAAGTCTTACATCATTAATGATTGGGACTTTAAGAAGCCGCTCACTTGGCAACCTAAAGAGTATAAGAGTGTCCGGTCGATTAGCCAGAATGCCCTGTTCCATATGTGGGTGAGAGAGATCACCGAGCACTTTATTTCTCGCGGTGGAAATGTAGAATGGACTACTGAGGAAAACGTCAAATTGTATATAAAACAACAGTTTCTAGGATTTGAAGATATCCGATTTAATAAGACTGTTATTCCACAGCAACTCAAAAGCACCAGGAAATTGGACCGTGGCGAGATGTACCATTTTATGGATCAAGTTTACTATTGGTCAGTTGAGCTGGGCTGTCATTTGACCCTGCCAAAAGAATCTGAATATATGAAGATAAGAGCAGAGACCAATGCCTGAGACATTGAGATCAAAGGCATTGAAGAAATTACAACTGCTTTCTAGGATCGCCGCAGCAGATGCAAATGGGTACTCTCAGTGCGTATCTTGCGGGATTAAAAAGCATTACAAAGAAATGGATGGTGGACACTTTCTACCAAAGGGCAAGAGCTCTTATTGGGCGCTTGAGGTAGAGAATGTCCATCCGCAGTGTAAAAGCTGCAACAACTGGGGTATGAGGTACGGCAGCGCCGCACAGTCATATACCATCTGGATGGAGGAGTACTACGGTCGAGACTTTGTAGCGGAAATGATAAGGGACCAAAAGAAAGTCAAGAAGATCTACGCAGCCGACTATAGGGAAATGATTAAGGCATGGTCTGCACAAATAAAAGCTCATGAGCGACGGATATGCCAATAAGACTTACTCCAGATCATTTAGATTTTTGCGTCACTGACCTTCAAACGGAGGCTGTGCAACTATACTTAGACGGGCACTCTTTAAAGAGCATTGCCAAAAAGCAAGGAAGGGAATACAAACGTGTACACAGATCACTACAAGGGATCGAGCAAAAAGCGGCTTTTAAGGGCCTTGCCAGGGATTATGACCTTATACACCAAACTGCACCTGGCTTTGTCACGAAACGTGTATCTACAGCGTATGGCGAAGATGGTAACGTCAAGCTGCAGTGGCATATTCAGGAGCCTGAGAAAGTCGCGATTGCTGAAATGGTTCGCGAAGTGGTGGATGGTTTTGTGGAGAAGCTACAGGGTCGTCATAATCCGAGAAAGCATAAAGGTAGCGTGGTGGAAGACTTACTATGCTCATATATCATTGGCGATCACCATCTTGGAATGCTGGCTCATTCGGATGAGACGATGGGTGATGATTACGATGTCTCGATATCGAAAGACCTACTTACCAAAGCGACCCAAAGACTAATATCCGTAGCGCCTGACGCTAAGGTTGGATTGCTGCTAAACCTGGGTGACTTTCTGCACATCAACGATTCGACAAGCA